TAACTCTATCTTTTGCTAAGTTCTCTACACCTCTATTGTAAGTATCTAATAAGTTTTTTTGATAAAAAGCCATATGAGCTTCACCTTCTTTACCTTTACCTAGAGTAGTATATAATAATCCAGTAAAGTCCTCAGCAGACGAAGGTATGAAAAATCTTTGTCTTTTTTTAGTTGCACCTACTAATTTAGCTTTAACAGGTGAATAAACTTTTTCACGTCCAATACCAGAAGACTCTTCTAAATTTTTATTAAACTCTTCAGATAGATCCATAGAAGATCTTACTTGCTGAACAGTAGACTTAATATCTACAAGGTCTAAAACTTTCTTAACCTCAGCCACTACGTTTGTTGCGTCGTCACCAAAAAATATATCGTTGTAGTTTTTCTCTCCAATTAACTTAACTAATAAATCAGCTTTAGCTTTACCGCTTGAATTACCTAAAGCATATATATTATTAAACTTAAACTCAACGCCTTGTTCTTTTAAGTATTCAAAAATAGCTTTTTGAGCTTTTCTATCTCTAGCTGTTATAATATAAGCATCTTCTTTGCCTCTTTTCTTTAAAACTCTTCTAGCCATCTCTAACAAAGGACCTGGCTTAGGATCAACAACAGCATCAAAATTATCAAACTTTATTTTAAAACCATCCTCTGCCATCTTCTCGCCTCTCTCAGCCCATTGCCCAGCATTTAGCTCTATTATTTTACCTTCTTTTACTAACCTAATAGTTTCTTTTGTTGGCATACCATTTGTCTCAAAAGTTATTTCGATGTCTTTAAATTTAGGTGATGTTGCATATACTTTACTATCCGTTTTAGATAATGTATCGTCAAAGTCAAAGCCATAACCTTTTTTACCTTTAACTTCTACTCCGTATATTTCTTCTTCCATCTTATATTCTTTAGGAAGATCTTTTTCTATATCTACAATATCTGTTGATTTAACTTCTTTTTGAATTAAAGCTACTTTTTGAGTTTCATCTCTTCTTTTTAATGGAGCTGTTGTTTCGTTTATCTCTTTTGTTGATTCATTGGCTGTAGTATCTTTTTCATTACCCATACCAGCCTTTTCAACAACATCTTTATTATTTACTTTAACCTCTTTAACTGTTTCTCTATTTTCAACAACTCTTAGTAATTCGTAACCAGCAGCATTTAATTGTCCATTTTTTGCATAATTATTTAAAGCGGATAAAACATTTTTCTTACCTAATTCTTTTATAAATGAATCAGCTACTGTTACAACTTTTCCAGGCTCAGGTTTTGAAGCTGTTAAATCTAAAGTAAAAGGAGCTTGTTTTTTAGTTAGATAACCAGTGAATAAAGTTTCATACTTTTTATTTCCATAACCTGGAAATAAACTAGCTCCAGCACCTTGATTTTCTTTCGCATCTTTTGTAGAAGCTTGAAATGTGCTAGTTAAAGATTGAGATATTGAACTAGAAATTTCTTTTATTCCTTCTAGCAATTTTGGATTTGTAACTAATTCTCCTGTTAAAGGATCTTTTACAAGAGGTAATTTTCCAGATTTAGATAATAAACTAATAAATTCATTATTATATATGAAAAGATCTTTATTATGTTCATTGTAAAACTTCTTACCGCCTGGCACTACTGCTTCACCTACTGTTGATAAAAATTCTACTGGAGCAAGACCTTTTAATATACCAGTTCCTTGATTAGTTTGTATTTGAAGAAAAGATATTATATCTTCTAAAGTTTCTTTAGTAGGTGCTTCTCTATAAACCTCAGCTAATTTTTCATATGTATATTCTATAGCTTTTCTATTAGCAGCCATTGTTCTTTCGTAAGCATCTGGTGGAAACTTGCCATCAACTTTCATATTGGGATTACTTAAAAAGTCTCTTCCTTTACCAACTAAATATGCTTCGTATTCATTTTTCCCAGTTGTCTCCCAATTTGGAAATTTCTTCTTAGCAATATCTATTTCTTTTTCCCACTTACCAATTAAACCGTATTTACCCGCACCGTATGTTGGTTGGTAAACTTCTTTCATAAAATCCAAAGTTTCACCCTCACCCTTAGCATCTTTAAAAATTTCTTTAAACTCTTCTTTGCCAAAAGTAGATAATGTTTCACCATTTTTCTTTTTATATTCTTTAAGTCCAAAAGTTTTTAATGATCCTTCTCCAAAAGTGTTTCTTACATATTTTGAAAAAGCATCATTTTCTAATAATTCAGGAAACTTTTTAAGAATTTTACTAAAACTTTTAATAGTTCTTGGGCCATTATTTAAACTAGTTATGTTGCTCATAACCGGAATTTTTAAATCTTTTATACCAAATTCTTTTCCTATAATTGGAAGTTTTTTACTCCACCTAGAAATATAGTCTTTTTCCATTTCAACTATTTGCTCTGGAGTCATACCTTTTTCTTTAGCTATACGCTCATTAATTACAAGTTGTCGTGCATCATTTCTAGTTTGATATATTGCATCGTCTATAACTCTTAATTGATCTTCAGTAGAATTGTAAATTAACTGAGTCATGAAATCGTTAGGCTTATACTCTGCAATCATTAACTTCTTGTCTTCGACAGTTATTGTTTCGCCATTGTTTAATTTTTCAACTAACTTATTAAAAGCTTTCTCGCCACTTAAATCTACAGATGCCAAAGCTTCAGATTTACCAGATTTTAAATCTTCTATTTGATTAGCTGTTAAGTCTTTTATTTTTCTTATTTCAGCATTAGTTATAGCTTTTCCACTTTGATGTATTAAAGCTTTTATTCTTTGATCAATCTTACCATTTTCTTTTATTGTTTCAAAAACTCCACCATCTTCTTTTATTCCAAAATACTCTAAAAATTTACTTCTATTAAATGGTAGTTTTCCTTGACCTTTTAATCCAGCAGCAGTACTAACTCTATCTCCTATTTCATAAAAAGCATCTAGCAATACTGGTTGAACACCAGTAGAAGTTTCTTTTAAAGACTCTTTAGCTGTTTTAGTAGTTTTACCATCAGGCAATAACTCATAAAGCATCTCAGCATTTTCTAGTATATATTTTTGAGAATTCAATACTTCTGGGGTTGATAATCTAGTTGATGTCTTACCTTTGAAAGTTCCATCTTCATTATTAACTTTACCATCTTTAACACCAAAGTCTTTACTTACATTAGAAAGATCAGGAGTTTGTTTATAAGTATCTATAATTAAATTTGAATTTTGTATTCTATTATCTAAAAGCCTAACAGTTACCTCTGGCTCTTTCAATACTGTAGTAGCATCAAGTTTTCCTGTAGATGGATCAATAAATTCTTCCCTTATAGAACTAACACCTCCGCTAGTGCTAAAAGTTTGGTCAACAAGATTTTCTAAGCCGCCTGATTCTCCGTCTCCTAAATCTGACTCACTAATCTCTCTATCAAATGATCCTACTTTCTTTAATGTATTTACAACCTGTTTTGTAAATCCCATATTTAAATAAGCGCCAACATCGTTTTTGTTAGCGTCATATCTTTCAGCATATTCATAAAGTTTTAATTGTAATTCAAAAGCAGCTTCTTCTTTTATATCTTTTGACAATTTAAATCCAGTAATTGTTTCGTATTTATTTAATATACTATATATTAAATTTTTGTTATTGTCAACTATTTGATCTCTTTGTTTTCTATTTGGTCTACCATCTGTATTTTTAAGTATTTCAGCTCTTAATTTCCTATTGTCTTCAACTATTTCTTTTGTAGTTTTCTTAACTACTGTACCTTCTAAATCTAAAGAAGATCTAATTTCTTTTTCAATATTAGCTCTATCAGCTTTTTTATTAGCTTCTGCATTACTTAAGTTATCTATATTAACATCTGGAATATCTTCTCTTTTATCAGAAAAACCCAAAAGCTCAGATACAAGACTTTCAGCTCCTCCTTGTCCTCTATTTCCTTTTCTAGCTAATATACCTATATTTTCAACCACATCTTTAGCTGTCTTAGGTAATGGACTTTTTACTCCAGTTTGAATTAATATATCTTTAATTTCTAACTTTATTTCATTTAAAAGACTAGAAGCTAAAGCAGGGTTTGTGTAATAAGCTTCTGGACTACTTAAGTATTCACCCATAAAAGCTAAATATTCTTCTGCTAATAATTTTTTACCTTCTAAAGTGTTTTTATTTATTTTATATTTATCTATAATTCTTTGTTCTAATTCTTTACCACTAAACTCTCCAAACTGATAATCATAAAATTGAGACATACCTTCTTTTGCTAAATTTTCAAGCGCTGCTGGATTTTTCTTATAGTACTCTTTTTGAAGTAAATGAGTTAACTCATGTATTTCTTTTCCTGGCGTATAAAGATCCATATCTATAGTTATAGTGTTTGTATTAGGATCAAACTCAGCAGTAGATTTACTTTTTCTAAAATTATTTTTTCTAAATCTAGCCCCTCTACCAACCACAACGTTTACGCCTTTAAAATCTGGACTAAATGCTTGTATACCCTTAACCCAAGGATCTACATATCTTTTTGTAAGATTGTTTTTAAAAGCTTCAACTTCTTTTTTATATTCTTTTACTGTTTCAGGATTTGTGCTTTCAAACTTTTCTCTACTTGGTGGAGTTAGTTCTACATAAGCTATTTCGTATTGTATTAAGTTTTGTAACTCATTTACACCAGATGTTAAGTTTTCTACTTGTTTTTTTTCTTTAGGGCTAAGATCCTTAAAATCTCTTAGTAATCCAGGAAGCTCTTTTTCATTTACTAATCTAGTTGGACCTCTTCTAACATCTTCTATTCTTTTATTAAGCTTATCTCTTAATTTTATCTTTTTACCTGTAGAAATAACGTCGTTTCCTTTAAGACCCATAGCTCCAAATCCAGAAAATATACCAGTTTGAACCATAATTCTTTCTTCAAGAGGACCTAACTCTCCATAAAGTTCCTCTATTGAAGTTTCAAAATTTTTCTCTCCTCTTATACTTGCAGAAACAGCACTAACTGCACTCGCAACTTCTGAAGACACAGCTCCTAATGGCCCAGATGCTATTAATTTTTGAAAAACAGGTTGAAGAGCTCTATAGTTTTTACCCCATTTTATTGTTGTTCTACCAAAAGATCCAACACTAAAGAAAACAGCACCAGTTCCGTACTCAGCATCTAGAGCTATTTGCATTTGTATATCTTCAACAACAGCACCCATTACAAACTTCTTAATACCTTTCAAGCCATTATAATACTTTTTCCAACCTAAAGCATTTAAAGCTTGTCCACCACCCATTAGTAAAGGCATTTCTGGAATGAAACTACCAATACCTTGAGCTATTTGATTACTTACAGATACTTTTACAGCTTCTTTTTGTTCTGGTGTTAATTTTATTTCACCACCCGACAATGACTTTACTTCATAAGCACTTGTTACTATAGCTGAGTTTATAGCAGCTATTCTGTCTTGGGGTGACATTCCTTTTGAATATACAATATTTTTAGCTTCTTTGTCATTATAGCCAAACTTTTCTAAAGTACTTACAAACGTAGAGGTTGCAAGAGTCTTTAAAAAACCATCTTTCTCTATAGCTGATATATCTACATTCCCAGCATACATGCTCCAATAAGCATTGGCTAGAGTTTCTACTTCATCATATTCTTCGTTATATATTTTAATAGCTTCAACATCTTGCTTGCTAGCCATGCCTAAAGCTTCGTCTATAAATCCTTCAAAATCTCTTTGATCTATTCCTAATTGTCTTAACTTTAGTAAAGATATTTCTACTTCACCATTTTTATCAACATTAATACCAGCAGTTCTAAGATTATTTTTTAAAGTAGTAAAACCACCTTTAAAGTCTAAAGGAATTTTTAATTTTATTTTAGATTCATTTCCTTCTTTACGTAACGTTTGTAAGTTTATAATTTCTTTATTAAATATATTACCAATAGCTTCTCTTTGAGTAAGTAAAGGATTAGACTCTTGTTCTGATTTTATTGAATCTTCAATTCCAGATTGTGCGTCATCAGCTATGTTGATTAACTTATCTATACTTGCTTCAGAAAAACCTCTATCGTTAAAAAAGTTTTTAGTTAATTCTCCAGCTGTAGTTTTAACTTTTATTGAACCAAAGTCTTCTCCAAATCTACCAGGTATATTAGTTATTGTTGTTGCATTCTGCTCTCTTTGAAGCTGTAATACTTGATACTTACCTTGCTTATTAAGTAACTGTAAATCTAAAGCTTTTAATTCATTCTCTTTAGCTTCTTCATCGTATTCAATTGTTAACTCTTTCTTATCAACTTGCTTAATTTTTTCCTCTAATATATTTATATCTTTTGATATATCGCCTTGCTTAATACTTAGCTCTTGGTTTTTTAATTCTTGCTGTGTTAATTTAGAGTTAAAATTACTTATTGTTTTACTTTTAAAATCTTCATCAACTTCTATACTTGAAAGACTTATGGATCTATTTTCGTCATACTCTTGCTCTATAAAAACTTTATTTTCTGCCATTAAGTTATTATACAAGCTATTAAAAGAACTTTCATATATACCTATTTCTGTATTAGTTCTTAACTCATCAATTAATTTTGCTTTAATTTGATCATGGTTTTCTGCGGTTAAAGTAAACTTTTCTTTGCCTGGTGTATTTTCATTACCAATACCATATTTCCAAGGGTTTCTAAAGGCATCTTTTTGTAATATATCTAACTCTGTTATTAAACTAACCGCTTGTCCTTCACTAGGTTTTATAGCATCAGCTGCACCTTCAAAATCGCCTTGTGGTTTTTGTCCAACTGGCCTTATTTTTGGTTGATCATAATATGTACCAATTTTTATTGACCTAAGACCATCTTCTCCAATTTTACCTGTTGCTTTATATATTAAGTTAGCCTCTTTGCTAGATTCAGGATTGTTATTTATAAAATTAATAAAGCTATTATATGCTTTTTTACTTTCACTTAGTGCGTCTTTTTCTATTAAACCTTCTTGACCTACAGGTATGCTTACAGCTCCACTACTTCTTCTGTTTTTAGTATTATATATAGTTCCTAGATTTATAGTTTCATTTACACCAGTTTTCTTATTTATAACAGTAAAACTATCACTACCTGGTTCAACTTGATCAAAAACAAAATTAGGGTATAAAGAATTTAGCTCAGGTACTATTTTTTCTTCTTCTTTTAATTTAAAGTCTTCAAAAGATATTTTAACATCAACATCTTCTATAGGTAATATTTTAATAATATTTTTATGCTCACTTAAATATTCATCTGGAGTTTGACCAGCTTTCTCTGCAGCTGCTTTCACTCCATTAGGTCCGTCCATAGTAAAATAACCCGCAACTCCTTGATCGTTAACATATTTATACTTTACAGGTTCTTTTTCAACAGTATCTTTTTCTATCTCTACTTCAACATTGTCTTGATCTTCTGGTTTGACAGAAACTTCTTCAACAACTTCTTGAGTTTGTATATTTTCTTCAAATACTTCTTCAGCCATATTATTTTATTCTTTTAAAATCAACATCTAATTTAGAATAGTCAACTGTGTCGTATCCATTATCACCAACTAAAACAGCTTCTTTAGGTATCTCGTCAGACATAACGCCTTGGTATGTACCTTCTTTGTTTATATATTCAAATTCGTATATATTTAATCCAGACTCAGATTCATTAATTTTAACTATATTTTTCTTTAACCTTCTATCACTTGGTGGTAATGTTACGCCTGCTCCTGTACCTGTCGTTGTCGTTGTCGTTGCTGTTGTTGTTGTGTTAGCGTTTATATTATCTTTATATATCTTCATAGCTCTATTAGCCTCTGTTCTTGTTCCAAAAGCTCCTCTTGATACTAAAGTTCTAATAAAAGCGTCTTGGCCTTCTAGATTTTGTTTTCTAACCCACTGGCCTCCGCTACTAACATAGATACTAGAATCAGGTATAGTACTAGAAACAGGGTTACCATTTTGATCAATAATCTCTGCTCCTCCTCTAGTCTTTAAATCTTTACCAGTAATATAAATACCACCGCCGCCTACGATGTTTAAAATATCTACTTTTCCTTTAAAGTTGTTTTCATTTAATTTAGATTCTTTTTCAAGAACCTGACTTAAACCAATATTTCTGTCTCCTGTAGGACTAGCATTTATTGGCGCACCAAATATATTATTAACAACAGTTGATCCACTAGCTGGAAACTGTATTCCATCTTCAAGTAAGGCATTTGCACGTTGCTCAGTAACTCTACCAGTTGCATTGTTAATTTCTTTTCTATTTGTGGATATTGTGTTTGTTTTAGGCAAGTATTTATCAGCCATTAAATCATATAACTTACCAGCTGCTTTTTCTACTTGAGCTGGCGTTCCTCTCCATTGTATGCTTTCGTCTATTTCTGCTTGTGTATATTGTCCAATAATATTATTATTAATATCAAGTTTGTTATCACCAGCTTTAGCCTCTATAGGTCCACCTAGCATTTGCCAATTAGCTTGTCCACTTATGTTATTTATTTGGCCTTTTCCTTTTTGACCTAAACCTGCGTTAGCAACGTGATTATAACAAGCTCTTCTAAGTTCAACTTGGCTTTGAACAATATCTTTAACTCTTGTTGTAATTCTTATATCTTTATCAGCAGAAGTCTCTCCAGGTATTTCTTTTGTAAAAGTATTAGTTACTCCTTTAAAGTTAACATTAGTAAAAAAACCTTTTACACCTTTCACATAAGCTTCAAAATTCTCTGAACTAGTAGTAGAAACAAAGCCGTTACCGGTTTTACTTGCTGCTGATTGAAGCATATCTTTAGTTATGTAGTTTTTATCACCGTTTGGACTAGTAACAATAACAGCTGCTTCATTACCTATGACACCATAACTATATCTTCCTTTATTAGTACCTAAAGCTAAATCTCTAGCAGTATTTGTTAATAAAGTATAATTAGGATCATCTGGAAATAATAACATTGTATTATTTCTACCTTTCTTTGGCTTAACAACAGTTCCATCAGGATTAAAAGCTCCATTAAAACCATCAGCAACTAGGTTATCTCCAGTTACTTTAAGTAAACCTAAAAGCTCTAAACCACCACTCATTGATGTTCCAATATTTTTTTGAGTTTCATCGTAAAGTTTAGTGTCTTCTATATTTTGAGGCGAGTTTGGTATTAAACCATATTGACCTTTAACATAGTCAATAAGCTGATCTGAAAGATCTGGACCAACTTCGTCAGTAGATTCTTTATATGTATTAAAATCTAAACCAGCTTCTTCTACTTTATCTTTTATTTCATCTTCAGTTAAACCCTGTGGTAAAGTTTTAGCAAAATCATTATATTTTTTTACAATATCATTTCCTACAATAGGATTTCCGTTTCTCCCTATGTAACTAGTATTAGTATTTGATACATTGTTTATATTAAAATCACTAATAGTTTGTAAATTTTTATTTAAAGCCGTAGACTGCTTTATGCTCCACTTTATATCTGCTTTTTGTTGTAACTCTTGAGCTTTTAATTGCTTCTCTAATAAAGCTTTTTCTTGTTTTTTCTCGGCCTGTAATGTAGCAGCGGCTTTATCAACACCTGCTTGAAGACCTTTATTAAAAGCTCCAAAGCTGGTGTCTAGTACTAAACTTGGTTTTGAATAAGTTCCCATATTTTATTTTTGTTTCGGATCCGCTAAAGCGCCAAATTGAACTAAATTACCACCCATACTACCAAAGGCTCCAAAAGCGTCGCTATTGTATTGAGCTTGTTGAGCTAGTGCGTTGTCGTATAATCCAGCAGCTCTATCTAAATCAGCATTAGTTCTAGTTTCTTGTGCCGAATACATGAATTGTTGTGCAGCCATATCTCCTTGCTGCATTCTAACTTTTTCAGCTAATATCTGTTGTTGTAATTGCATATTACCTTGAGCTTTTAGTTTTTCATTTTGAGCTTCTTGTTGCTCTATACTTGCTGATATTTGATTTTTAGATCTTGAAGCTTCCCTTGCTAAAGCAGTGGCTCCACCAGCGCCTAAACCAGCTTGAGCAATAGTATCTAAAGTATTTGCTAAAGCTAAATCAGTTTGTTGCATTTGTATTTCAGCGGCTTTAGTTGCTACACTTAAATTAGCATATGGATTAGTTAGTGAGCCCGACATGTCTTCTAAGGATTCTGATAAATCAGGTATATCCTGTCTACTGTTGACTAAGTCTTTAATGTCTTGATCTAAGTCGCTAATAGTTCCATTCATGGAATTAGCTTTACCAAGTGCTACAGCACCCATAACACCTTGTAATACTATACCACCAACCATTAATGCTGGAATAAGAGCCATATTAGGCTCTATTATCATTGTTTGTAATATATCTAATATCATATTTTATTTTTAAGATGATTGAACATAAGTAGTTCCTACTGACCATATTTCTTTAGGTCCATATAGATCTGTTGTTAAGTCTGTTGTAAATGTTGCTTCAAGCAAATAACCTTTTAATCCTGTTAAAACGTTTCCACTAATAACTTCTTCAGCATTGAATAAAGATGAGTTATTTAAATTTGCTGTATATAGATTTTCTTTTCTATCAAAACCAGCTCTTTGAGGAAAACCGTCGTAACCGGTATAAATACCCTCTTCATAACTAAGTATTCTATTTCCAATGTCTACCCTAGCAGTTCCAGCAGTGCTAAACTTAGTAGCGTCAGAACGTATGCCTGAAACTTGCCAACCATTATCTCCTTCATAGTTTATAGTTTGAAAAGTTTTCTTTACAGAGGGATTTGCATTTATAAGCATTCTAACATAAGGTGATACAGCAACTCCGTAATATTGGGTATATCTACCAAGGTTGTGTTGGTAAAAACCAATTGACTGTGTTGAGAAAAATAAACCTTTTAAACTAACCATGTGACCAGGTTTGTAGCTGTAAAAAGAAACCCAACCGCGAATGCTTTCATCATAAGATAAAGTATCGAAATTTCTAGTTGTTACTAAATAAGAAGGATTAGACTGAATAGAAACAATATAATATCTATTGTAATTATCCCATCCTCCGATTATTTTACTTTTAAAATCATAACTAAAAAATCCTGTATCTGTTGGCGTGACTGTTATATTTGTAAAAACTTCTAATATATCACCTAGAGTAGGGTCGTTAATTTTAACAACTTGAGAAACCGTTGCTCCAGTATTTATTTTTAAGCCGTTAGAATCAGCGTTAAATACTTTACTTCCAGCAAAAACTACACATTTGTTTTCGTCAGAAATGTAAAAACTATTTACAGTAGAACTTATTTGACTTGTATTTAAAGTAATTTCTATATTACCACTAAAATGAATACCGTCTCCTACTACTATTAATTGATCTCCTACAGCATACCCGGAGCCTCCATCGGTAACAACCGCTTGAGCTCCTCCAAGTTGTGGAACGGAAGGATTATTTATTGTTACTTGTATTTTACCGCCAGAACCTGAACCACCGCCACCTTGTGGATTGTAAGCTAAGTTTAGCACAGCTGTAGTTCCTGTAGTTATAAAAGTATATACAGAACCTGAAGTTTGACCACCTTCTAAAGAAGCATAAATTCCCCCAGTATTAGCACCTGTCCAAGTTACGTTTTCTACTAAAGATGGTATTGTAGGTGATACCTTTGTCCAAGGAATTGAAGCTTCTTGTCTTTCAGAAATAGTACCGTTTAAAGCGTCTCTAAAATAGTCTTTCATACCATAATTAGATATTTCAGTTAAACCATCTCTTGATAACCTCATAACAGATCCTCTAATTGGATCTACAAAATATTTTCTAAAACCATACTGAGCAAAAGACTCAGGATTTTTACCTATTCCAAAAACACCTAAATAAGGGACAATTTGACCTATTACAGGTATTTCTGGAGTTTCTTTAGAACCTTGAGTACCAGAGTATATAGCATTCTTGTTTACCAAGGCTTTTGTTACTTTGTTTTCTTGAAATATAGTTAAATTAGTATCTTCAGCAAAAAGTTTTTGAATACTACCATCCATAGGGTCTAAGTCAGCTTCTATAACCTCGCCTATACTAAAAACATTTGTTCTATTTGTTTCAGTTCTATTATTATATACTCCAGAATATATTAAAGATGCTTCTCTTATATCTTGTTGTGGGTTTTTTTCATTTAAATAAGCTCTAACACCTTGAGATACTATAGTATTGTTATACCCACCTTTTATTCTAGCTTCTTCTATATACCAGTTATCAGCATCATTAACAGCATTTAAAGGAAACTCAGGATACCCAAAAGGATTCCACTCTAAACTAGGCCATTTTGGATTATTTTCAGCAGGGTTTGTTACTAGACCTTGAATTTGCTTCATCCAAAATGAGTTAAAATACTTTACTTCTATAACTGCTCCCATATTATTATCACTTATTTTAAAAACTTATTACTACTAATTTCCTAATTGAATTACTTTAATAACGCTTGGTTCACCTATTAAATTTGATCCATCGCTTGCTTGTATGGTAATTACATGCTCTATTCGTTCAATAAAAGAAGCAATAGGTATAGAGCTTACCGCTAATGGATTTATATTACCAGCGGTAGTGTTTGACCCTAAATAATTATTATTATTGCCAAAAAAATTTAAAAGATTAGCAGCACCTTGTTGTAAGCCGCTAGGATCTCCATCTGGATCATATGTTAATGAAGTGCTGACATCACTAGTTAAAGGCCTAACCCCAATACCACATTTAAAATTGTTTACTGGTTGTGCTCCAATTTTTAACCCCGGGCTTGGAAGAAATTGGAAATCTGAATTAGAATTTCCCGCGAATACGGCAAAATCCATCCTATCAGTTATACCTCCAAATCTATTATCTTGTTTTTCTGCATAATCTTCGCCTATATATATTTGATACGAATTTCCATTTGGACCTTCTTTCTCCGCTTGCGACACGAGGACATCTGGTAGAGTTCCACTGATATCACCATATCTAACACTTTCAGTCTGTCCATTTACTACCACTTTTACCATATCATTTTCATCAAAGTTTTTAGCAACAGTATTTGAGCCAATTTTCCACGACGTACAAAACCAACTTACTTCTCTTGTTCTTAAAGAATTTGGATTAAGTAAAGGAGGTTGTGAAAATGAGGCATTTGGAAATGGAGCTGAATTATCTCCACTGCCGTTGAAGGCAACAAATTGAGCTAGAGATTTTGTTCCATAACCACCGCCAGGAGTTGTTGGGTCATAATCATTAGCATTGTTAAAAGTAGCATAAAAACCAAGAGGACCAAAAAGCTGTGGACCATCAATTGGATTAGCTATTAACGGAGGTAAATTAGGTGTTGGAAATCCTGAAGGAGCCGGTAAAACTTGACCTGGCCCATAACCATTTAAATAGCTTGTGTAATTAGTGCCGTTTATCGCGCCTGGAGGATTAGGTGCATATCTTGAAGGACCATAAGTTGGTTTAGAATTACCTACTTGTATTTGAAAAGATTTAAACACACTCGAGCCATTACTTGTTATTTTTACAGTACAATTAAAAGTTATGAGTCTGTTGTTAGATCCTACGTAGTAGCCAATACCAGCGGGTCTATTAGTTTTTAAAGTAAAAACTCCATTGTTATTTTCTAACTGAAATTCATTTATTCTAGAACTTCCATTATCATCAAAAACACTAACCAAAGCTCCACTAGCAGCAGCATCCACTATCGCATCACCATTAAAGTCTACAGGAGTAAAACTATTAGTTACGGTATAAGAGCCTGTTTTTGTCTCATTAAACAGTGTGTCGCTACTTTCTACATTAGAAACTGTAGCAATAAATGTTCCGGCAGGACTACCAGCTACTATTAAATCATTTAAATCTGATATAGTTCCAGAAGTACTTGTTTCATAAAATATATTCAACTGTGAAACTACAGGAGACGTTTCAAAAACAGCTAAAGATGGTACAAATCCTTTTTCCTCTGAAACACCAATACTTTCAGAGGTATTTAAAAAACCTACCAAAGGATTATTAAAACTATTATATACGATACCACTTGCACCAAACGTTATAGTGTAAGGTGTTAGAGATGACGGTAATGTGATTTTCTCATTTAACACTACAGATGCTTCTGGGCTAGTTGATTTAAAATAGCTAAGAGCATAAAGTCCCGCTGCTGTGCCATAAACTGTATTCCCATTTCCATCTAGTATTGTAACACTAGCGCCATTAGAAACGCTTTCATTAAACGTAGTAAGATTAATAGTAGAAACAGCATTAGGATAAGATCCATCTATAGCTTGTGTATTTCTAGATAAATTAAAGCCTAAATCACTTAATTCTGATAAGCTAACTACATCTTCTGTTTCAGTTTCTGGATAAAATTGCCTGCTTACAGTTTCAGTATTGTTTAAAAAGTTTTGCACTCTTAAGATTAATTCTTCTTCTGAAGTTCTAAATGAAGTCTGTGTTGGGCCTACATCTGTTAAATCTTTTGGTATTTTATTAATATTATCTCCATATAAACTTAAAGTAGCTGAAGTTGCATTGTTAGAAATATTATCAACTATATTTCCATTAAGTATTCCAGGTAAATAAACATTATAATAATCTTGTTCTTGTTGTTTTACAACTACTCTATAGCTATACCAACCTGTTAAATTAGGAACTAATCCTGTTTGAATCCTAAAAGTAGCTGCTTGAAAATTACCTGGAGTAGGGGAAATATTGCTTGATATAGTTATGGTATCACCGTTCGCATACCCAAAGCCAGGGTTATTTATGACAGGCGAGTAAGGCCCCATTTGACCATTTGCTGTCCAATAATCCACCGTTAATCCCGTGCCAGATCCATTAGTAGTTGTTGCGGCATTGGTAACTGGGTTCGAGGGATATAAACCACTATCTAAATAAGGGCCTCCTGTAAAAAAATTAGAAACATTAGCCCCTTCTATACCTACAAAAAGACCAGGATAACCTAATAATCCATTGTTTTCAGGAACTAGAGAATTAAATTGTATTTTTAAACTATCACCAGGCCAAGTAGTTCCTGCAGTTCCAGAACCACCTGATTGTAGTAACCCTGGATCACTACTGTAATAAGGGTGGTAAGTAGTTGACGAACCATAAATTGTATCACTACCAAGGCCAGTAACAGTGCTTTCTATTTCTGATAAAACTACATCAGATTGTCTACCATATCGATCTGAAAGAACTACACCTACTTGATAATTTCTATTTTGTTTTAAAGTATGGTTTTGGTATTCTTTCTTTAATGTAGAGAAAAAAGGAGTAGTAGTAGGAAATTTAGCAGAACTAGCTACTTGATAGTCTAACGTAGCATTACTTGTGTGACCATCTACATAATTACCATATATAATTCTATTGCCAGAAACTTCTTGAGTCAAAGCTCTTAAAGGAACTTTATCACTAACTCTTAATAAATCTCGCTCTTCTAAAGTTTTTATAGGTAAACTTGATTGATATTGGTAATTAAAAAAAGGTTGATTAATTGTAACTAATTCGGTAACGTTAATTGAGTCTAAAACTTTTAAAACATCTTCAGCATCATCTTTATAAATTATCTCTATAGAATCTACATGCATACTTTCTTGTATTTTATCCCATGTATTTCCATTAGAGTTTAAAAAATTAGGACAAGGTATTTGAAGATCAATATTATTTACTAAGTTTTCAAATTTTTTATTTTCTGTAGACTTAAAAGCTTGATTAGTATCAAATACTTTTTCAAGAGTATTAGCTGTATAGCTTGCTCCTGATCCATTAGTAAAAGAAACAGAAACAGAATTACCATTAATATAGTCAGATCCTCCGTTTATTATACGAACATCTCCACTAGTACTGACAACTTCAGCATGAGCAGTTTGATTACCGCTTTGAGTTATAATGCTTGTTTGGCCTACGGTATAATTAGTTCCTGCTACAGTTCTAACTAAAGACTGTATAACTCCTGTATTTATTTCTTCTTTTAAAAAATAACCATTATTAACAGGTATAAAACAAGCTTGTGTAAAAGGGGCTATAGTAGAGTATTCATTATCATCAAACTTAAACCTATAAGAAAACCTTACAAACTTATCTTTTAAATACTCACAATCTCCAGGCCATTGATTATCATAATCTGGATTTAATCCGTATATTAACTTACCACCATCAGGAACGTTTAAAGTTTGAGGAGAAGACGCTGCTGGAAAAGGCCATGTTATTATAGCAAAAAAGCTTGACCCTTGGCTAGTAAAACTAGTAAGTCTAGCCAGCTTAGGCGTTATATCTGAACCTATGGCATTTTCTATTTTTACTAATGAACCTACATAAGGAGCTAAAGATGAATCATAATTACCTTGAAAAACAGATCCTGAGGTTATACTATAGCCAACCCCAGTAGCAACCACATCCGTAAGAGTATCTGGAAGGAACTCAGTACACTTATTTTTCATAGTACTCTGATTTTCAACAGACAATTGGATTCTTGCCGATCCAGTTCGAGGAGATACATTTACATTTTCTTGATCTATATATCCACTTCCTTGGTTCACTATCTCAAACGAAGTTATATTACCTGATGTTACTGTCAATACCTTTATAGTTAAACCCTCACCTCCATTTGTAAGAGTAGAAACTGTACTATATATATTATTAACTACATAGTTTGCTGGATTAGGGCCGGTTCCGCCTCCTCCAGAAATTATTGAATAACTTACTATATAGTCTTTCATTAAACTTATAACATCGCAAGGAGCATACTTAGCAACGCATATTTGATCTTCGTTAGTATAATAATTAGGATTTAACGATGCTGATGGATTTGCTTTAGCTATGTTTATTTTTCTTGGCTGATTCCTATTGTCTGTCCAGAATAACAAATCATCTAATAAATCTATATTTAAAATCTCATGCGTTATAGAAAAATTTAAAAACTGACCTTCAACAAGCTTAGTGTTAGTATTGGAGTTTATGTTTCTAGCCCAAATCTGATTAATAACTTGCGAAGTTGGGTAGTTGGTTAAGCCTGTAGAAGAAGTGTCAATGAAATTAGTTATAAAAAAGAATATATTTTTATCTTTTTCATCTGCATACATTCCTATAATTTTAGCGTTGCAGTCTTCCTCTAGTCCAAACTCTGTAATTAAAGTATTTCCTAAAGCTGTAGATAATGTTCCAACGTCAGCGTCTTCTGATTGACTTACCTGTATATTTAAAGCCTCTCTATATTCACCATTAGGTACAAGTCTTTCGTCTAAGTCTCTATTCATTTTAGACTTGATAAAAGTATTTTTAGTTTGAGCCATATTTAGTGTTTAATCCATTTAGATTTACCCCTCATGACTTGAGTAAACTCTTCAATTTTAATTTCACTTAACCTTATTTTAGCATTTCTCAACTGTGCTCTTCTATCTTTCTTAAACCTTTGAACTATATATTCTTGCACGTTAGCTCTTCCAGCTAGTATAGAATAAGCTATATGCATATATAATGCCTCTTCGGCCATCTTAGGCACCTTAGAATCCATGTCATAAGCTAATCCATCTGATATATATTCTAATATTATTAACTGATTAGCTAGACCACTAGAAAAACTAAACTTACCTTCTCTTTCGTCTATAGTAAACCAACCATTTTTTTGAGAAACCTCTGGTTGTAAGCCATATCTTTGACCATAAGCCATTTTCCACCATTGCCAATCATACACATCAGCGTTGTTAAATACTTGATCACTTAGTTGTCCTGTAATATTAAGGTTGTTATTATTTTTCCATCTTTCACTAGTTATAGATTGTCTAGCTTCTAAATTTTCTCCATAATTATCTTGAGTTGGTATACCAAAACCATCTTGCAGAGGTAATTCACCTGGATTACTAGTCAGTCTAGTTGGATATATAATGTGTTTAACTCCAGAAGAATCTATCCATGAAAGTTGAACATAATTAACATAGTCTTGTGGTATAACTACAGATAGACTAGGTGGTATTGTTAATTCTTGAGATTTAACACTTTTTAAAGTATCAAAAGAAAACTCTTGCAAACCTCTTTTAGCATGAAAAACAACATCTGATCTCTTGCATCTAGGTATTAATTTGTCCATACCTACGTAAGCTACAATAAAGTTATTTACAATATCTTTTAGACTAGTGTAAGCGTAGCTGTTATAATTATCCCATATAGATTGTAATATTAATCTAATTGACACTACAGATCCTACAGCAATTGAGCCTGCTTGGTTTTTTAAAGTTATTGTTTGTGTTTTTACTCCATTAGTTATTGATGAAGCTAAGTCGTAATTAGAAACTGGAGATGATGGATTAGTATAATCTAAGGGCGGTATTTGAATATTATTTATAAACACTGTAAAATTAGGTAAACTTAAAGGAACTACAGTGGCATCCCATATTAAGGTTTCCATTGTAGAAGGCCAAGTTAAGACTTGACTAGCTGTTCCATCTCCAAAATATAATTGCTCTCCAGCATAATACTGAGCATTAGTTTGTTTTATTAGTCCCATTTATTATCTTTTTGAATTTACTTCATCTTGTGCTAACTCTTGAGAAGCAGCTTGTATTATTTGAGGATCTCTTATTACTACTCCTGCGTATTTTAATATTTCTAAAATAACTTCAGTTTGCATAGAGTCACTTATTTCAAAATTAGTAGATCCAAAAGTACTGCCTGAGTTAAAATTAGCTTTAGCCAGTTTACAAACGGCATTAACACTTGCTGTGCCTCCACTAGGAGTTGCTGTAAACGTTTGAGTAGCATTTAAAGCTTCAAAAGTTATTGTATCTCCTATACTGTAACCAGTTCCTTGATTAGTGACATTAATTTCAGTTATGCCTCCAGAAGCTTCTATTGTCAATAAAAGCTGTAGGCCAGTAGCTGATGAATTTGCTGTTGTTATTGTAACCGCAGGGTCACTAGACGCACCTGGAGTTACAGTAATTTGTTGAGCTATGCCATTTGTTAAATTAGGATTTATAGAACTTAACAAACTACCTGTGTTATTTAGAAGAGCAGGATTATAAACTGTTGGATCATAAACAAACTGTCCAAATCCACCTGTAGAATAACCCCATCTAGCTAAGTCAGGTCTTCTAACATAATTAAACTCTACATCTTCATTAGAAAAAGTAGTTAAACTTGGATATACTGTAATTTTATCTTGTTGATATGTAGCTATAGGAAAATTTAATGAAGGCTGTAGAAGAGGAGATAAAGTTTGTTCTTTATAATCTCTTTTACTCATTATAGCTATTTCTGGAGCGCCAGTTGCTTTCGTATAAAAAGCAGTTCCAAATCTATATAGATCTGTTGGTTGGGTATAAACGTTAGAACTTGCAACTGGATCATTAGAAGCATTAGCTGTTTTTTCAAATATCTGAAATTCATCTCTAATGTGATCCATTCTTGATGCAAATTCAACATCTGTTTTTGGCATACGTATATACTGATTATAATCTTCAAAAAACTTTTCAAAGATTTGTAATTGAACTTGATTAGCTATATTATTAAACTCATAAGGAGTTAAGTAACCTCTTTGTTCTTTATTAAGTATAGTTAATACAGTGGTATATACCGTGTTTACGTTTATTGCCATTTTAATATTTTTTAAAAAAAAGGGTGGCGATAAAACCACCCTTATTTATAATCACTTGTTATTTAAGTTTTTTATCTATAGATTTATAGACTTCAACTCCTTCATCTGTTTTAAACCACGAAGCCATAGCTGAATAAGGGTTTTCATCAAATGGTACTGTCATTAACTTACGGCCATTAGCAGCCCATTTAAATGTTTTTTGATCAGCATCTAACTTTATTATATTATTCTCTACAGCTTTAATTGCAAAATTTCTTAATTCTACATTTTCATCTTCAGCTAGATCCAATAATAAAGCTGGATTTTGTTTAGCAAATAATAATAAGTCTCTTTTTAACTCTTTAGAGCTCATTGAAGATACAGAAGAGCCTTTTTCAACTCTTAATATAGCTTCTGCTTTATCTACATCCATGTCATAAGCCATATTTAAAGCTGCTATTTCTAGTTCTAAAACATCAAATTGATCTTCAGCTTCTACAACTTCGTCATATTCTTTGAATATAACACCATTGTGAGGATGCTTTTCTAAAAACTCTTGTAAATTTCTTTTTTCTTTTGGTATTGATAAATGACCTTTTTGAAAAACAATATGTTTTAAAGTTACAGCTCCTTTTTGTTCATCAACAAAAACTGATTGATGATTAGAAGCATATCTTAATTCTCTTTCATAACCTATACTTTTGTCAAACCAAACTAATGGGTATCTAGCAGAATGTCTAGATGGTAAAGTATAAGTTAAAGGTTCACCTTTTATTAGATAGTAATTTCTATCTTTGTATTCCCAAGTATTTTTTACTTCAGGATTTTTCTTTTCTTTTGTTTCCATAATATAATATAATATAATAATTAAAAAAGATCCTGCCGAAGCAGGACCTTGTATTTTAGTTTAAGACAACACAACGTCATAACAACTTACTCCTAAAGGAAAAGTCATTATTGGTTGTCTATTTTCAGCTTGCATTGCTTTTTGAATAGCATCATTAACATGTATTGCTACTTCTTCATAATTGTCGTCAGTACCACCATTTAAGCTTAAAGTATACTTTTTCAAAGCCGTAGCTTGTTTTAAAAGTATATCTATAGTAGCGCCAGTATTAACAACATCTACGCACGCTACGTCTTCAACTGGAAGTAACTCCTCAACTTGAGAGTCTGCAGTCACTAAGTCACCAGCTAATATAGTGTAAGACACTACAGCTGATGTTGATGTTTTTGAACCACTAGCGGCTATTATAGGAATAGTGATAGTGTCACCTGCTTTGTAGCCGTCTCCAGCAACTGTTATTGTGATAGTAGCAGCTGCTATAGTAGCATTATTACTAGATCCCTGTGTTATAGTTGCTTTAGCACCAGATCCAGATCCACCGCCTACATCTTGTGCATCACTAGCGGTAGCAGTTCCAGAAGCTGGACCTACGGTACCGCCACCTGTTGCTGTTCCAGTTAAATCTGAAATTGCTAAAGGCAAACTAGACGCATCTATTGGTATTATTACATAATTACTCATAATTAATAGTATTAAGACGGTTCAGCAGCGGAAGACATCGCGAAAGGTGTATCAGTCGCTAATTCTCCGTTGTTTGTTGAATCCGAAGGTAAAACAAATAGTTCACAGCTTCCTGGTGCTTGAGCAGCAGCTTTGACTAGCACTTCTAAAGACTCAGCATCAGCAGATGTTGCAATTGTCTTAAAGTCTATATCAACGCACAGTATTTGCCCAGCAGAAGAACCTATGATGTTATAATATACTCTGATTTTATCTGAAACCGATTCACATCTATACACTCCCTCTACATTTAATGTTAAATGAGATGTATTGGCTGTATTAGATCGTAAATACGGAAACTTAATTAAACTTGCCATAATTTTTATTATTTAAAAGATTAATAAAGAGAGTGACAAAAGCCACTCTCATTATATACTATTTAAGCTCCTTTAAACAATACAAAATTGTTTGCAGCTTGTGTTACTAAACATCTTTCAGATAAGAAACTTACAGTCATCGCATCTAAAGTGTCAGTGTAAGCACCACCTACTGAACCAGTAATCCAAGATTTCATTCTTCGATCTTCAGTTTCAGAAGCTCTATATCTTACATGCAAGAAAGGACGTCTAATATTAGAACCTAACATTTGATCGTATACTGTAGTTGTTCCAGCAGGAACCATTACACCATCGATCTCTTTAGATAATCCTCTAGTAGTAGCATCGTTTAAGTATTTCCAATCAGTTTTGTAGAAGTCATAAGAACCTCTTCTAAAACCTGAAAATCCAAAGTTTAATGCCATGTCACCATCATTGTCAAATAAACCATAAGAAGCAGCTTGAGTAGAAGCAAATCCACCATTAACAGCAGCAATCATATCATCAAAATCAAGAGCAGTAGCTCTAGATAAAAATAGCATATTTTCTTCAATAGCACCTTGCTTGTCTAAGTTTTTAAGGATTTCATCGAAATCACCTAAAGCACCAGAACCAGGAGCAGCAGCTCCAGCAAAACCAGAATATACATTACCTCTTGTTTCGATAGCAGCAAATAAACCTTCAGTACCTTTAGCAAATTGTGTAGTATCAGGAGCACTTGGGTCTCCAGCTCCACCAAATTCGTAAGAAACAGTAGAAGCATTTATAGCGGCAGGATTCATAAACTCACCTTCAACCATAGCCATTTCTAAGTAATCTTCAAATCTTAATCTAGTTTCAGACTCAGACTTCAAATACCATAAGTATCCAGACTGTCCATCTTCAGTAGCAACTTCTACCCAACCAATTTGAGCAGCATCAGAACCACTAATCTTGAAGTTATCTTTTATTATTATTGGAGAATTTTGGTATTGAGTGAAAGAAGGCTCAATAGACCCTTGCATTCCTGTAGTACCTTTTCCAAATTCAGAACCATAAACAAATAAGTTTACATTTCCAGTTCCACCTGATGTAAGACCAGCAGAAGCTATTGGAGTGCCTCCAACAGTTCCATAAACCGATATGTCAATAACATTATTTGGGGCAGTAGTTGAAACGTTTTGAACTAGACCCTTAAGTGTTACTAATCCAGTAGCATTATCAGCTAAAAGAATTGTTTGACCTATTCTTATAGCACAATTAGGACTTCCAGCAGCAGCATTAGTAGTCATGTCTACAGTTACTCTAACGTTAGATTGACCATTGATAGCATCTGCAGCAGAGGCTGTTTTGTAAGCTATGTGTAATCTATTTTGTTCAGACCAAATTACTTGATCAGATGTCATAGGCATTTCAGCGCCTACCATTCTCAAGAAACCACCTAATGTTCGGTTTCCGTATCTTTCTACTTCTGCTTCGTAAAGCTCAGGTAGATATTGTTGTGCGAAGTTCCCTCCAGCTGCATCATCAAAAGATAAATAATTATCTCTGACTAATAATCTTTTAGCTTGAGGAACTAAACTTGCGGGAAAGCTCCCACTTACATTAAAACTCATGTTTTATATTTTTTAGTTGTTATTGTTTTTTACTTTTAAATTTCAACTTAGAACTATCAATACCATTGACTGCTTTCACTTTTAATCCTCCTATAAAAATATCACCTCCAGAATTTTCTCTTGGCTCTTGATTTATATTCTTAGATTTTGAAATAACATCTTTCACAGCATCGGCTTTGCCTTGCTCATAAAAATGATTAGCTATTGTGTCAACATTTTCAGCAGCATAAATAGCTTTGTGATAACCTACAGTATCAACAACTTCCCCTTGATTGTTTAAGAACTTCTTAACAAAAGTGTTTAAGTTTGACTGTTTATTAGCAACATCATTAGCGTTTGCAATATTATATCTAAAATTTTTATCTCCTAATTTAAATTCAAAACCTTTGAATTCATTAGAAAAAGTTTCATTAGTTGACTGCAAAAACTTATCATGTTGTTGCTTTGCTATTTGTTGTTCTTTGTTGTATCTATTGAAAAAATCCATAGCTTTTTGTTGTTCTTGAGTAACGCCCGGTCTCAACTTGATCTCGTCGTAATACTTACTCTTCGTTTCTTCCAAAAAGTTTTTGGCTTTTGCAATTTCTTCTTTAGCAGCAAGTTGTTTTTTCTTAATATCTCTTTCTTCGTCTAACTCTTCATCGTAGGCAAATTTATCTTCTATTAAGAAACTTATTTCATCATCGTTTAAATGAGGCTTGCTGGTCTTATAATATTCTTTAAGTAGAACTTCTGTAGTGGCATTAGAATAATCTGAATTAAGCCTTACATAGTCTTCTATGTTACCACCTGTTTCTTCCATGAAAGAAACTAGTTTTTCTATATTTTCTGGTAGCTTTTTATCTACAGTGTTATTATTTTCTACTGGTTGTTTTTCTTCAGTTTTTACTTCTTTAGTTTCTTCAAGTATTTCAGTAACAGGACTTTCTAGCTTTTCGCTTGAGGAGGTCCGTACTTCTTCAACCATTTCCTCGCCACTTGTCTCGTTTTTCTTTTCTTCGACAATAACATTGCTATCATCTGTTCTTTGTTCTTGAATGGCATCTTTTACTTCTTCTTTTATTTCTTCTACTGTTTCTTCTTTTTTTGATAAATCTACTTTATGTGTTTCATTAGATTTTTTCTTAAAAGAAGGTTTTTTCTTTATTTTTAAAGGTTGTTTCTCCTTGTCTTGGGTTGTTTCTGACATAATATAATATAATAATTAATAAAAATTTACTCAGGCATTAATTCACCTGGGTTTTGTAAGCTATTCATATCCATATTTGTTAAATCTTGTTTAGATTCAAAATCTATAGGTAATAAATCATTTTTTCTTTGAGAAATCATTTCGCTTTGTTGTGTTGCTTGAAGTTTAGTTCTATTATCTTTTCTATCTTCAATTTCTTTTTCTTTAAATTTTTGATTCTCTAATTCCATTTGCTTTAACTGCATATCAAATTGATGTTTCATTTGAGCTATTTGTTTATCTAACTCTGCCTTTTGTTGCATTTTATTTATATCAAACTGAGATTTAGCTTGCTCTACCTTAACTTCAGTGTCAGCTAATGCCTGCTGTTTTTGTAATTCAGCTTGAGCAGCCATTTGACTAGCTTCACCATTTGCTTTTGCTTGAGCTTGCATGTTTTGCTGTTGTGTAGCTTGATCTTTCTTTTGCTTTTTAGCTTGTCTTTGCTTTAACATTTGATTAGCTAATTTAAGATTATTAATATTCCTTAAATCTATAGCATCGGACAATGTTATTTGATTACTTTTTAAAGCTATTTGAATATTTTGTTCTAGTATTTGTTTTTCTTCTTCATCTGGTTCTAATTTTAAAAATATACCAAAATCAGAAGTTGTTAATTCAGCTAGTTCTTCTAATGTGCCTACGTTAAACCTAGAAATACTATTCTCTAAAGTTGCTTTAGTAAGTGGAAACATTAAAGAGTCCGTTACTCTTAAACTAACATTTTCACAAGTTCTAACAGTTAAGTACATCATAGCTTGCATTAAATGTCTAGTTGCCACGTTTGAATTTGCTGCTGCTAGTTTTTGTAAACCTACTAAAGCATTTTTATCAGGAGTACTACCATCTCTAGCTTCATTAAGTCCAGTTACATCTCTTATCATTTGTAGGTAATACTGATAAGTTTGTATTAAACTTTGTATCTTAGCGCCACCTGATCCGGTTTGTAATTCTTGTATTGGAACTTTACCTCTATTTGGATCACCATCCTGAGTTAAACTTCTACCTACAATAGATCCAGTTTGAAAATACATATTTAAAGCTTCGGCTGGGTTGTAATTAGTTCCATTGCCAAGATCCACTTCAGCCAACCCATCCATGTCTAAAAACACACCATCAGGAACAACTCTAGATAATACTTGTTGTATCTTTAAATGAGTTAACTGTATCATGTCAGCAAAACCAGTTATTCTATTAACTAATGAATCTATGCGTCCTTTATACATTCTAGGAGCGCATATATTATAGTTAAGATAAGCTTTGCTTGAGTTAGAATAAGGTCTAGTCATATTTTCAGCTAAACCCCAGCTTAACATTAATGGATGACCTAATATTTTTGCTCCTGAATAAACTGTTTCTATTGTTCTAGATATTTTTTTGAAGTTATCACTTTCGCTAGGGTTGAAAGTATCAGGTTTCTGTAGTGCTTTTTCTAAACCAGTGGGAGTTTGTTTTATTTTAAAAACTTGATTAGAATAAGTTTTATATTCAAAATAAACTACTTGGACAGTTTGTTGGTCACTTCTACCACTCCAATTTCTTAAATACTCTGTGTTTCCAGGGTATTTCTGTATTTGAATCATTTCATCTTCAGTAAGATTAGGAAACTGCATTTTTAAATCTGATAATGAAATTGATTTTACTTCTCCTACATAATATATATCTTCAAAATTAGGATCTTGTGTATAAGAATATATTAAAGCAGCTGGATCAACATAGTCTATAGTTATTCCTTCAGCTTTATTCCAATTTGTTTTTACAGCTCCTATACCTAAAACAGTTAAATCTTCACAAAACCTTCTTTTAACTAAGTCATATTTATTTCTATTAAGAACATCATTTATAACTTCTTCTTCTGCTATTTCTATAGACTGCTTATAATCTAATTGTAAATGTAATTGAACTTCATCTTTGTTTTCTAAACCTAACTCTTTTACTTTATCGTTAATGAGTTTTACACCTAATTTTTGCTCTATGTTTTTAGCAAGTTCTAATTCTTGAACGTCTCTCATTAATGTGGATGCGTATTCAGTCCTTTGCTTTACTGAAAAAGGATCCATTGAAAAAGCACTTATTTCATAATTTCTTTGAGACATACCATTAACAACAATATCGACAAATTTAGATATTATAGGAACTGGTTTCCAGTCTAAGTTTAAATAAGATAAATCACCATTAATAGCTAATTCATCTTTATATTTTTGAACCGATTGTTCACCTCTTGCGTATAATCTTAAATTGTGATAATTAGCAAAGTTAGTAGCATAACCACTCATACCCGCTCCGCCTCTATAGTTTCTAAACCACTCACCCTCTATAGCTCTACCTACAGCAAGACCATATTCTAAAGTAGCTTTTTCTGCATCGGGTACAACCTGACTAGGAAAAGAACTATTGTTGTTATAATCAATCTGATTCATTTATTTTCTTATTTTTGAAATTACCCCATTATTGTCATATCTTTTAATACCTAATTTTATGGGTTGATATTTTTTCTCAGGGTTTGGCCTATATCTATTTTTGTTACAAGCCATTATAGCTAGTCCAGAACTAATTGTAGCATCGTGTTTAGTTCTGTTATTTATATTAAATTTTCCCCAGTCTTCTAAAGTTTTTTGATGGTACATGTCTCCATAACCATCAGTAGTTAAACCTATATATTCTTCTATGTATGACTCAATTGCAGCAGCATGTGCTTGCTTAATATCTTCACTTGAATTAGGTATTCCACCAATTTCTTTTTCTGTTGTAGATAGTTTGTTCCAAATTTTATCAGGACGATTCATTGAAAATCCTCTATAACCTCTTCGTTTGAAATAATAAAGTAATCTAGGTTTATTATTTTCAGCTAATATTGGCATACCATAAAATACACAAGCCATTAAAACATCTTCAAAAAATATTTCAGCTGTTTGTGGCCTTGATATGTATTCTAAGAAAAAATGGTTAGGCGGTGCATCTTCCATTGAAAACTTAGTTAACCCATGCAAAGCCCCATTAGAACCTTTACCATCTACAGTTCCTGATATGTCATAACTATCACAACCAAAAGCACCCATGTGATAATTACCTGGGCTTTTTAAATTATTTTTAACAATGATTCTATTTTGCAATTCAACTGGAGGAACCCAAGACAATTGAAACCTACCATCTTTGTTTGGGTAAAATTCAACTTTAGTATCTTTTAATCCTCTAACCCATTGAAAATTACCTTTTGTTAATGATGAGGTGTTATTGATTTCAGCATTATAATCTATTTGTTGATAAATTTTAGTTAAATTAAATAAACTATCTTTTGCTTCATCTCTAAAAGCGTGAGCTTCAGTTCTTGGAAATTGCCGATAGTACTCGTTTAAACTATCAGGATCTTGCTTTAGTCCTTCAACTTCGTTTTCCCAGTGTTCAATAACGCCTGTTGTAATGTTGTAACCGTCGACTCCTTTGATGCTATCTTTTTCTCTAATGAAAACAGGTGATCCGTAAGAATCCATGAATCCTTCGTAGTTCCATTCCATAGGGACGAACAGAGAATAGAGTCCAGAAGAAGTTTGTCCGTTACGATTTCTTTTTGTAACGTCTGAATTATAGTATAATTTTTTGAAGTTGTTTCCACCTTTATCTAACGCGTTTGAAGTTGAGCCCATCATACACTTGCCTACGATTCTTGATCCTAGCCTTAGTGTTGTTTTTGTAACTCGCCAATTGTTTAATATGTTGTCCGGTCTTTCCCATTTTCCGCTTTCGTCGTGTGCTAATAATTTTAATTTCTCACCATCGTAAGAGTTGTCACCGGTGTTTTTCCAGTCAATAGTTGTATCAAGTCCGTCTAGCTCTCTTAGTTGCTCATTGCTCTCAAGCTTCCTTCTAGTAAGCTTCGAAGCTGGAACTCTGTATGCAAGTTCTGTTTTAGGACGATCCATACCGTCCTGGATCGGTTTGAAGAAAAACGGATAGTTAACGGATATTGGGACGACTTTATCTGTAAACATTTTTTTAGCATCTGATCCAGACTTAGAGAGTATACCAAATCTGGCGTCACTAGATATTGTTGCTTGGTTAACAAGTTCAGCCGAGGACATAAATGAAAATCCAGATCGTCTGTTTTTAAGGTAGCACATCCCGTAACATCTCGTATCTGCCTTACATGCTTCCCAAAATATAAAGAATAATCTATTTGCTTCTCTAAAATCAGGGGCTCCAACGTCAATTTTTGACCATTGTAAGTACATGTAATGAGTACCAGTAATATAAGTAGCAGTACCGTTATTATAAAACCAGTAACCTTGTTCTCTTCTTTTAAATTCTTCATCTATGTAATCGTACCACTTTTCTTTAAATTCAGCTGGATATTCTTCCCAATCAAATCTAGATTTAATTCTACTTAATTCTTTTGGATACT